GGTGAGCTTAAAAAGACGGTCATGGCTATGAAAAAGGCTATAACAGAAGTAAATGATCTTAAGAGCAACAAAAAATCTGGAGAACTGAGTATTCTGGCAGATGGAGTGTTTAGGGATCTGGAGCAGAGGCGGAATAAGGTGGAGTATGTAGGACCTGCGGGAATGGGAGATAAACTGTTGAATTATGACATGTTGGATCCGCAGACCATGTTTGGAAAAATGGGAGACAACATGAAGTCCACCTATGATGCATTGCGTAACGGACTGGATAAAAAGACAGAAAAATTGAGATCTGCTCAGGAATATGTGGATGATATTGTGGATAAGTATGGAATCAAGCCTAAAGAATTGCGTGAATGGACGGGATCAAATGCCAAGACTCAGCATTTTAAGACATCGAGAGGTGAGATTGATCTTACAGTAGCCCAGGTGATGTCGCTGTATGAGTTAAACAAAAGAAGCCAGGCCAGAGGCCATATGTATGATCGAAACGGCGGTATTAAGCAGGCGCCGGTAGTTGGAAAAGCCAAATTGGAAGGAACGACTTATACACCGGCACAGATCAAGAAGAATTATCGCCCTGTAAAGGTTACGGCCGCAGATGTAGAAACGATCACAAAGACTTTAACACCGGCGCAGCGTGCTCTTGCGGATGGATTGCAGCAGTTTATGGGAGATCAGTGTGCAGCCTGGGGAAATGAAGTAACCATGGACATGTATGGTTATGAGAAATTCACAGCAAAGAATTATTTCCCAATTAGCACAGATAAAAACTATGTGGCAACCAGGCAGGGAGATGCGGGAAATAAAGCGTCAACCATTAAGAACATGGGAATCACCAAGAGCACAACCCCATATGCGAATAATCCATTGATTATTGAGGACATCTTTGATGTGTTTAGCCGCCAGGTTGATAACATGAGTACATATAATGCCTATGTAATCCCACTGTCAGATCTTAATAAGGTGTACAATTATAAGGACACCAGAGGAATGACTGAGTTTGGATCATCTATTAAAGAAGAGATAGAAAGGACCTTTGGAAAGCAGGGAAATGATTATATCGTCAAGCTGGTTTCAGATATCAACGGGACAGTAAATAAAGATAAAAGCATAGCCAGCCAACTGGTCTCAAACATGAAAGCGGCTTCTGTAGCTGGAAATCTGCGTGTAGCTGCCCAGCAGCCAACAGCTTACATAAGAGCTAGTATGGAGATCAATCCTAAATATCTTGCCAGAGGCGCGACGACCATCACCAGAAAAGGCCAGTGGGACCTTATATGTAAATACGCCCCTATTGCGCAATGGAAAGATTGGGGATTTTACCGCATGGATACCAGCCGACAAATGAAAGATATCATGTTTAACACCGACAGTACAAAGCAGCGGTTTGTTAATGCAACTATGATCTTGGCAGAAAAAGGCGATCAACTGGCCTGGAATCGCCTATGGAGAGCTTGCGAATACGAGTGTATGGATCAGCATCCGGATCTGAAAGAAGGCACGGAAGAATTTTACGAGCGGGTAGGCAAGAGATTTAGCGAAGTTGTAGACAAGACACAGGTAGTTGATTCAATCTTACATCGTACTCAGATTATGAGAAGCCAGAGCGAAATCAATCAGCTGGCTACCAGCTTCATGGCTGAACCGCTAAAAACTTATGATATGCTCTACCGCGCTGCAACAGATGTAAAAACGAAGAAAGAAGGCTCGAAGAGCAGAGCAGTACGCGCCGCAACTGTATTTGTCCTTACCGGTGTAGCCACGTCAATAGCTGCATCAGCGGTTGATATGCTCAGAGATGATGACCGAGATAAGAACAGCAAGGAAAAGTACATAGACAGCCTTAAATCAAACATTTTCGATAACCTGAACCTTTTGAATAACATCCCATGGGTGAAAGAAATTCCCTCCATTATTGCCGGATACACGCCAACCAGAGCGGATCTGTCTGGCTTTGAGGATATGATATACGCTTGGAATCAGATTAAGAAGTTAAAAGACGGCACAAGTAAGTATACACCACAGTACGTAGCTGTATACACGGCTCAGATGGCGAGCAAGCTCACCGGAATCCCGATTAAGAGTCTTACAAGAGACATGGGAGCTGTCATTGATTCTATTTTTGATTCAGCAGGAGGCAAAGCGGATTATACATGGCTGAAACAAAAGTACGACATGGGAAGCAAAGAAAATCTTGAGATGTATACAAAAATGATGATCCAGGCTCACAGAAACGGAGATCAGGATTTCCAGAAGAAAATCAAGGATGATCTTAACAAAGCGGGAATTGATAACGATACGATAACAAACAAGATTAAAACGGTGATCAAATCAGAGTTAATCGGCAAAGATTCTGTAAATCCGCTGGTAGAGGCGGCGGCCCAGGCAAAGCAATCATATGACCTGGAAGCTTACGAGGATGCGGTAAGTCAGCTCACATCCCAGGGATATGCCACAAAGATCGTAAAATCCGCCATTGATGCCAGGATCAAACAGTTAGAAGGAAAAGAAGAGATTGACTGGGAGGCAGAGGTACAGACAGAACCGGATAGCCTGTATGGAGATATCCTGACGGATCAGGGTGCATCAGAGGATAGTAGCAGTGTAAAATTCTATAGCAATTCGGATCTTCTGGCAGCAATAGGCCAGTATGATAATAAAAATGCTAAATCTCTGGATCCTTTTAAAAAGATGGCAGATGCCATTGTAAAAAGTAAAGTGGATGAAGGAAAGACACAGAAAGAGGCTGCAGGTTCGATTAAAACATCCATTACGAGTCATTATAAGCCTTTATGGATTGCAGCCGACAGAAAAGGCAGAGAAGAGATCCAGAATGTCCTTAAACAGCTTAAGGTAAATGGAAAGGCATTGTATACCGGAGAGGATTGGACGAATTGGAATAAGGCAGCAAAAAAGAAGCAAAAGAAGCAGTAGGAATAGGGAGGACCAGGTATCATAAAAAGTACCTGGTTTTTTCTATGCAATAGTAATTTTAAAAATTATGTTCGCATAGATGGGTCTTCAATAAGTGGCTATGGCGGTATGGGATCAAGTTTTAATACTGGTGTTACTTTGATTAATGATGCTGGAAACGCAGGTATGCCAACAGCTGAGTGGTATATGCTAATCTCCGCCGGTGGAGATGGAACCCGCTGTCAATTAGCAGTTGCACTTTTCACGGGTAAAATATACTGGCGTAACTGTGCAGCTGGTAAATGGTCTGAATGGGTACAGAAAGTGTAGATTTCAGATTATTTCGCCATCCACTCTCCCCAAGTATTGTTTCCCTTTTGTCTAATATAGAATTTTTCGTTACCCGCCGATAATGCAAGTTGCGAATTATAAACGGAATTCGTGTTGTAGACGCTTAAAACGATGCCTGCTGTTGCTTGAGTTAATCCTTTTTTATACGGAGAGTTCGCTGAATTTACGTCATAAAACCCTAATATGACATCAGGTACATCTAAGTCTGATATATATCCGTAGGTGCTACCTAAATTACTATTTTGAGCGGTGATCTGATCCTGCAAGGACTTTCCCATACGTGCATCCAGTGCATAGCCTTCTTCCGTTGTTAATGCATTGTTTACCACATTGCTTCTTAATAACAGCTGATTTAGCACCTTATCCGCTATCACATCGATCAACGCCTGGACCGTACTTGTCGCATTTTCCTTACCTAATAATCCTAAAAGATCCACAGCTGATACAGACGATGCTTTTCCGTCAAATCCGCCTAGCCCCTGTATCAGCCCTTTTACCACATTTGCATCAGATGCTGCTGCGGATGCACTACTACTAGCCTCTGATGCTTTTTGGGTAGCTGTCTGAGCTGCACTACTGGCTGCCTCTGCGCTTCCAGCTGCCGCCTCTGCACTGGTGCTGGCTGCACTTTGGGCTGCGGTCGCTGTCTGTGCCGCACTACTGGCTGTTTCTGCGCTTCCGGATGCCGCCTCTGCACTGGCACTGGCTGCATTCTGTGCTGTGGTCGCTGTCTGTGCCGCACTACTGGCTGTTCCAGCACTTCCGGATGCTGCCTCTGCACTGGCACTGGCTACACTGGCAGCTTTTGTTGCTGTCTGCGCTGCGCTACCAGCTGTTCCAGCACTTCCGGCCGCTGCCTCTGCACTGGCACTGGCTGCACTCTGCGCTGCGGTCGCTGTCTTAGCCGCTTCTACCGCAGCTTCACCCTGCTTCTGCCACTCTGCTTCATTTTTCAGCCTAGCCGATTCATTTTCCTGGCGGATCTTTTCTGCTTCCACTCTGCTACTTTCCGCAGCATCCATTGATTCAGTCTTCTGGTCAATCCGTTTTTCCAGTTTTTCAAGTTCGGACAGCGCCATTTCCGCACCATCCGGAGTATTTATGGTATCTCCAACATACAGGTATCCCTGATTTGTTGCCCACTTCACGGTTCCGAAATCATCTGATCCCCGAAGTGCAATAAATACCGTTCCCACCTGCTTCACGCTGGCAGCACTCACGGTCCATGTCAATATCACATGCTCATCTGTTATTTCTTTTTCAAGTACATCAGTATCCTTAGTTTCCTTTCCGTATCTCAGATCAATACGAAAATCCAGGTTAGATATGTCAATACCGCCTACAGTGAGGCGGTTGATCTTAAACTGTCTGGTTTCTGAATTGTTATCGAACTGTGTCCCTATCTGTCTTTCTGCTACCGGGATCACCAATTCTCTTCCCCGTACAGTTATCATATCTTCCGCCCCCTTTCAGTTACTCCTTGTATCTTGCGCTTTCTTCAATCTCAATCGCATATTCACGCTGAGCTTCTGCATTTTCCAGAACCTCTACAACAGATTCCGGAAGTTCTGTTGGTACTCCACGCTTAATCAGATAAGACTTTCCGTTTACTGCAACAAAAACATCTGCACGATCCTTATCTGCACTTCCCAACGGGATCTTGAATCTGATCAGCTTCTCTCCCTTTTTCTGTGGCTCTGCATCCTGCTTTACTACTGCATCCTCTACCGCAGCCTGTTCTACTACTGCATCCTCTACCTTTGCAGTTCTTCCCATGTTTTTAAACCTCGTATAATAAGTGTATAGCCAGTAGAAATGATGGTTATGCACTTATCCTTTCTATAAATTTATAGATGATCTGAGACACCTGGGATAAACCCTTTCCATCTCATCTACATTGGTTATTAGTTTCATAGGTTATTCTGTGGTATGATATCAGCAGAGTCTGATGTCTAGAGGCACTGCTTTTAATCCTTTCAGCCCGGTCTCCGGTGCCTGCTTATGGAGCTTGCAGCCTGAATCATATGTCACATTCCGCTTACACAGATGTTTCATCCCCTGGCGTACAGCACCAGCAAAAGAGCTGCCAGGGTGCATGCTTATTACGCGAGGTTTCGGTCAGCATATGATTCCCAGGATAAACCTTTTTCTTCAGGTTCCAAGAATACTTAATCGGAAAGGCGGGTGGTATCATGTTAAAGATTAACCCATTATCTACGTTTTACGTCGGTATTGACGTCAGTTCAAAATCCAACTATGTTTGTGCTTTGGATTTTTATAAAAATAAATACATAAACTCTTCTTTTGCTAACAATCAGCCTGGTGCTGAAGAACTAGCCAAGAAGATTCTTGAATGTTTGAAAGAACACCCTGATCTTAATACGATTGTTGCTGCTCTGGAGTCTACCTCTGTTTACAGCATTCACATTGCAAATTTTCTCTCTTCCTGCGAGGAACTGATGCATTTCAAACCTTATGTTTTTGTGCTCAATCCCAAATGCACAGCTAATTACAAAAAGTCTTATATCGGATTAGGTAAGTCTGATCCTATTGATGCCTTTGTTATTGCCGATTATGCACGTGCAGGAAATATCGAAACTGAGCCATGGCGTGGAAGCCAGTTCTTGGCTCTTAAACGCCTCACAAGGCATCGTCTGCATCTTGTTGAATGCATGACCAGAGAGAAAACCTACCTGGTTTCTAATCTGTATCTGAAGTTCAGTGAACTACAGATGTTAGAAGGTGATGACCAGCCTTTCTGCGATATTTATGGAGCAACCTCTTCCAGTGTATTGACAGAATACTTATCTCCTGAGGAGATTATTGATTCATCTGAGGAAGATCTCATAAGTTTTCTCGCACAGAAAAGTCGCAATCGTATCAAAGACATTAGCAAGACCGCAGAATTACTCAGGAAAGCGGCCAGAGATTCTTATCGCTTAGATAAAGCTCTTTATGAACCATTAAATGTATCTATTGCCAGCTCTTTCAACTGTATTGAAACTTTCAAGAAAGAAATCAAGCTTATAGATATTGCCATCGAAAGAGAAATCAGAGGATTAAATCCTAATGCTTTTATTATTCTTCAATCCATAGATGGCATTGGTCCTGTCTTTGCAGGTGGCATTGTAGCTGAAATAGGCGACATCTCTGCTTTTCATTCCTCTGATGCTCTTGCTAAATATGCCGGACTCATGTGGAAGTCAAACCAATCAGGTGATTTCGATGGAGAAGATACTCCAATGAGTAAAGCCGGAAATCGTTATCTCAGATACTATCTTGGCGAAGCCGCCAACAGTATGAGAAAACATAATGTTGAGTACGGAGCGTACTATCGAAAGAAGTACAACGAAGTTCCGAAGCATCAACACAAAAGAGCACTCGCGCTGACTTCACGTAAATTCGTTCGTTTGGTTTATGGATTGCTGGCCAGAAACCAACTGTACTCCGGCGTATCGCTGGATACATCAAATGAATAACTGGTTTTAGCCTGTGTTTTTGCATAGGTCTATTAAAGTTACCCTTTTTCTGAAAAACATATCGAAATCTTTTCAAAAATCATCTTGACATATCACCAGATTGCTCCTTTTTAGAATTGGTTTTGTTCATGCT